TGAAGAAACTAAGTGATGAAAAGATGTTCAGAGCTATTTATTTAGATGGGGAGCGACCCGTTAAGCCTAAACTATTCAAGGAATTCTGTAAATTATTGGAGGACGAAAATGTGGAGACCGGATGACTTTAAAAATCCTTATGGGGATGAATGGTTTATGTCTTCATGCAACCATCAGTATGCATTGGGAGAATCATACGAACAGGGGTTTAATGATTGTATTCAATCATTGGAACCTTTAATCAGGAAGATAGCACCATCTAGTAAGTTAGTAGATATATTATATGAGGTGAAGAAATGAAGTGCTTTAAATGTAACAAGGAAATGGACAGGGGGGATGGGAACTTTACTATAAAGGGACTATCTGTTGATGTCACCATCGAAGAACCCGACAGAACACGGGAAAATATAGACTATAACAACATTCAATTTGGGAAGTATAGTAACGGTGATGGCGAGTGTCATATTGCTATCTGCTATGAGTGCTATATTGATGGTGTATTTCATATAAAGGAGGAAGGAAATGACTAAGCAACAGGAAATCAAGGAAGGAATTTACAATTGCCTTAAAAAGGGGTGCGTTGTATCCTATGAGGGGCATCATGAAGAATGGTTACTTTTTATGACTGCCCAGCTTCTTGTCTACCTTCGATCTCAGGGCGTGGTGATTACTGTTCACAAATGGGATGACGACGAATTTCCTACAACTTTTGTAGAGCCATTGATAGAGGAGACCAATGAGGATAACGCATGAACAGAAAGAGAAGATAGTAAACGCTGTGTGGCTGAATGGGACCTATGAATCGGCTGCCGAGGTCTCAGGGACCACCCTTGAGGTCATACACGGCGAAATGAAGAAATCGCCCTTATTTAGAAAGCGAATCAGGAAGGCATTTGAGGAATCCAAGGGGATGCTTATCGACGAAGCTCGGGCTTTAGTTTGGGATTACATGCGCGGCAAGCATGTTAAGACGGACCGGAATAGACTAACCGCCGCTATAGCCTTATTGAATGCCTATGAACCAGGTTTCAAGGGTGCTACAAAGGTCGAGGGAAGGATAGAACACGATGTCAGGGTGATTACAGCAGTCCCCAGACCTAAGTATATTGAACTACCCAAAAAGAGTAGCGCATCTAATAAGGCTGAACGTAAGAAGTTGCGCCGATTAAATCGTGGTGAACCTATTGTAGAGGGGGAAGTAAAGGAAATTGAATGAACCAGGCACGAGGATAAGGAGGTTAGTTAATGAATAGGAAGCTTTCACCAGAGGAGAAGGGACAACAGGTGGTCAACGCAGGTAAGAGTATTATGGCTATCCTGGTGTTTGTGCTAATACTCATAATGATAATAGTAGTAATCACAGCAGTGGTATGCTGAATATAAGGATAAGCGTAAGGATAGACTCTGGCATAAGAGATATATGAGGACTAAACGTAGACTTCTGAGGCTGAATAGTAGGGTTGTTATACCCTCGACATCAGGGGAATATGATAGGTTTGGATTCTGGGAGTATAAGGAGGTAATATGTGGTTAACATGGTTCATTTTGGGTATCTTTGCTTACAGTACCATTATTAGTGGTATGAAGGCAGGGGGATGGGTGCCAAAGAGTGAAACCAAAGAAGTGAATGGCGCTGCTTGTGCGTTTAACTTGTTCATGGTTGTTGCTATATGCCTTTGGATGGTATAACACTCTAGGCGTGGGGATAAGGAGTAGGTAGATGGAGATAAAGATAGTGACTATTACTACAGAGAAGGGAACTGTAACTATCATAGGTGATGCGGTTACAGTAGAGGAGCAGAAAGGAACCATAACAGATGAAGAATTGGCAAGGTTGAAGGCTGAGCGGGAATATGGGCGTGGGGATGCAATTTAACTCCCTCCCTCTAAGATAAAAATCCTACTTCGCATAATACCCCTTATGTAATATAACAGGCACAAATAAGACCCTATTGAGGGTAGGGGGTGTTTATTTACCTGGGGATTGTAAGGATATCCCTGAGTACCCCCCAATAGCGCACAACCATTTCCAAAGGAACTTTTCCCTTTACAGAAACAACCAAAACAGTGTATTTACATTTGACTTTGAACTAGGTTTATGGTATAATTTTAATAGAATGCCAATAATTGATGAAATAAAGTCACCAAATATGCACAGGTGTAAACAAAATCCCCGGCCCAAGGCACCCAGCAGTCCATAAAGGTGCCGTAGCCGGGTATAAGCCAAAGATAGTTGACTAAAACCCCAAAGTATGTTAGAATAAGTTATGGAAAAGATAATAAAACAAATTATATCGGAATATGAATCGGCGAGCGGTAAATACCCTAAATTCAATAGCACCCATGAGGGGTATGCTGTTATTCAGGAGGAGGTTGACGAATTGTGGGATTTAGTCAAATCAAACAAGGGAATAAACGGGGGCAGTGAGTTCCGGAGTGAGTGTATACAGATAGCGGCTATGGCGATTAGGTTTATAAAGGATTTATGTTGAAATATCAAGAGTTTTTAAAACAAAAGGAATACAAGGTCTTTAATCAAGGGAGGGGGATTGACCGGGGCGATATACACCCTATGCTCTTTGACTGGCAGAAAGATATAGTCCAATGGGCTTGCCGAAAGGGAAGGTGTGCCGTTTTCCTTGATACTGGATTAGGTAAGACATTCATCCAATTAGAATGGGCCAGGTTGTTGAAAGAAAAGACTTTAATTATAGCCCCCTTATCCGTGGCCCGTCAAACAGTTCGGGAGGCTAAGAAGATCGACCTCGATATTAAATATGTCCGTGGTCAAAGCGATATTGATAGGCCAATTTGTATTACTAACTATGAAATGGCAGGCGAGTTCGATTATGCGCAGTTTGGGGCCGTTGTTTTAGATGAATCTAGCATCCTGAAATCTATGGGGGGGAAGACCAAGCAAAAACTAACTTTGCTATGTAGCGGCGTTAAATATAAATTATGCTGTACTGCAACCCCCGCCCCGAACGATTATATTGAATTAGGGAACCACACGGAGTTTTTAGGGATATGTAAACAATCGGAAATGCTCGCCATGTTCTTCGTCAATGCCAATAAGGAACATACAATTATAGTGGGTGACTGCGCATACCGAAAGAAGGGCACTAATAAAGGGGGAACTGAATGGAGACTCAAACACCATGCCGAGAATCCATTTTTTAAGTGGTTGTCGTCGTGGGCGATTACTATGACCAAACCGTCCGACTTGGGTTATGACGATGATGGATTTATTCTCCCCTCGTTGAATATCACCCCCATATATATACATAGCGAATACAAGCCGTCCGACCAGTTATTTTTTACTCATTTGCACGGTATCGCCGATAGAGTAAAGGTTAGGAAATCAACACTCAATGGAAAATTAGATAAACTTAAGGAGATTGTCAATGGGGATGGCCAATGGATAATATGGTGTGGTTTAGATAATGAATCAAGAGAGGCTCGTTTGGGACTTGATGCGACCGAGGTAAAAGGCTCGGATTCCATAGAGTATAAAGTTAAAACACTGGAGGAATTTCAAGATGGGAATATAAATATTCTAATCACCAAGCCCAAGATAGCTGGATTCGGTATGAACTTCCAGAACGCCCATAATATGGTATTTTTAGGGTTAAACGATTCATGGGAAACCTACTATCAGTGCATCCGCAGGGAATGGAGATATGGACAAACACAACCAGTTAATGTTTACTTAATCATACATGATGCAGAGGCGGAAGTATACCAAAACGTATTACGCAAAGATGCAATGGCTACCCGCCTCAAGGCCAAGTTAATTGAACAAATCAAATGCTACGAATTGGAGGAGTTAGGAATGGGATCAGAATTAAGAGTGGAGTATCAGGAAAAAACAATCACTGGCAATAATTGGACTGCGATGCTTGGCGATTCATGCCAACGGTTAAAGGAACTACCCGAAAACAGCATGGACCTATCGGTATATTCCCCACCATTTGCCGACCTATTTACATATAGCTCAAGCGAGCGTGATTTGGGAAACAGTAGGGGTTGGGGTGAATTTTTCAATCATTACAAATTCATTATACAGGAAGTATTAAGGGTAACAAAACCCGGTCGATTAACTTGTGTTCATACCAGTGATATACCGGCTATGTTCAATAGAGATGGTTATATAGGACTTCGGGACTTCCCCGGTGAGGTTATACGGGCGTATGAAAGGGAAGGGTGGATATTTACGGGCAGAGCTTTTGTTCAAAAGAATCCACAATCACAAGCCATCAGGGTTAAAAGTAAAGCTCTTCTATTTGTGCAACTCCGCAAGGATAGCTCGGATTCAAGGCCAGCCCTTGTTGACCAAGTATTGTTATTCACCAAACGGGGCGACAATGAAATCCCAGTCACCCCTGTCCTGCATGGTGAGTTGGATAATGAGACCTGGATAGAATGGGCAAATGGAATATGGTTGGGTATAAATGAAACAGAAACGTTACAATTTAGCATCGCTAGGGCGGCAGACGATGAAAAGCATATCTGCCCATTACAGCTGGGAACTATTGAACGGTGCATTAAATTATATTCCAACCCAGGAGAAATGGTATTGACACCATTTGGGGGTATTGGGAGTGAGGCGTATATGGCATTGAAGTTGGGGCGCAAGGCCATTCTAATGGAGCTGAAGCCAGAATATTTTAACGTAGCCGTCAACAATATGAAACAAGCGGAAACACAAGCACACACTAAGGATTTATTTGCAGTTAGATGATAGATTTATCTGAACTATACAAACCCCATCCCCAGCAGGTTAAGGCACATTCTGCACCTGAAAAGACAATCCTGTTCGGTGGAGCGATCAGAGGCGGGAAGACTGTTTGGATGGTAGCCGAGGCCATTCAGCTTTGCCTTGATCATCCCGGGAATGTTTTTTTCCTAGCAAGGCAGGATATGCCAGCTTTCAAGAGAACCGTATTAGTCGAGCTGGAAAAGTATATGGATTCGTTTCCCGATCTCTTTTTGCAGCACCACCAAACCGACCATTATTTCAAATTCCACAACGGTAGTATTATCTGGTATACAGGTTTGGGGGATGATGTTAGAGGACTGGCTTCCAAGATGGGTATGACATTGGGCGGTGTCGGAATCGACCAAGTAGAAGAGGTTAGCGAGATCCACTACAACAACCTTATAGGCCGGTTGAGTTTAAACATTCCCAATATCAGACGTAAGGTCTTATTGACCGCTAATCCTATGCCTGGCTGGGTCAAGATGCGGTTTATAGAAAACCACCCTGATGATTTCATTTACATCCCTTCATTACCTAAAGACAATCCATATTTACCCGAAGGCTATGAAGCAGAACTGCGCGAACTGTACCCTGATGAACTTGTAAGGGCCTGGCTTGAGGGGAATTGGGATGTTATGGAGGGCGGTAACTTCTTATTTTCTTATAGCCAGCTTCGAGCCGCTATTAACCGCGAGTTAGTGATTGATAAAGATGCTATTAGATGGAATGGCACCGATATCGCAAGAGAAGGTGACGATAACTCAGTCTTTATTGTCCGCGAAGGTGGTAAAGTAATTTATATGGACCAGTGGGGCAAAACCGACCTCATGCAAACCACTGGACTTATTCTAACCAAGATGGAACGCTTTGGGGTTGACCCTAAGAACGTCAACCTGGACGCTGTAGGGGTAGGGGCTGGCGTGTTCGACCGTTTAAAGGAACAAAAGATTTATGTCAACGGAATCGTGGCCGGCGGCGAGCCTATGGACAAAGACCATTATATAAACTCCAGAGCTGAGATGTATGACAATCTAAGAAAATTATTCGAGGCGGGGACTATATCAATCCCTGATGATAACGACCTCATCGCCCAATTATCAAGTATAAGGTTCAAGTTCGCCTCTGACAAGAAACTACAAATCATAAGTAAGGAAGAAATGAAGCGACAGTATAGATTAAAGAGCCCAGACAAAGCGGACGCACTGGCGCTGTGCTTTTATGAACCCGAAATAAAGAATCCTCAAATAAGGTGGTTGTGATGGAAGATAACCTGATGTTCCGTGATGCGTTAGAAATACGGCAGCCTCCCCAAATTTGCAAATTAAGTTTTATGAATAATGATAATCAAGAGGTTGGTGCGTTCTATTGGGATAATGGAATAAAATTTGAGGGCAATGCCGAGGAGTCCGCTAGGGTGTTTATTAGATTCCTCAAAGAATTGTGGGATAAATGATTAATCCCTACTGGAAACTCCGCTGTGCCATATTGGCTATAATCGTCTGTCGCCGATGTGGCAGTCCTTTATTTGGCAAACGCCATGGCAATATCTGCTGGACTTGTTACCTGAAGGAACAAAGAACTAGACATAGCAAAAGTCAATAGCTTTTCCGTGTTATAATTAAAGTAGGGATAGTCTAACTACCTCTGCTTTTCTTTTTGCCCAATTCCTTCAGGGAGCTGCGTCTATTGAGTATATTCAGTAAATTTGCGCGTACAAAAAGACCTCTCCCCTATACACCTTATTTAAATATCAGCGGACAGATGCCATCCAACAGATCAACCGAGGGTTTCCTTCGGGCTTATGGTGAAATTGGGTGGCTTTATGCTGTAGTCTTTCGTATAGCTTTGGGTTGTTCGGAAGTCAAGTGGACATTAACCAACAAGAACTCCAGTAAACTAATTAAAGATCATCCCCTTTTGAATCTCCTAAGATTAGTCAATCCGCAACAGACCTGTAATGAGTTCATAGCCTTACATACGATTTACAAAGAACTAATAGGTGAATCATTCTGGCTGCTGAACTTTAATGGGTTGGGGGAACCAGCCGAGATTGTTCTCCCCTATCCACATAAGATGTCGGTTGTACCGGCACTGGCCTTCCCCTTTGTTACGGGTTATGTTTACGGTTCCGGTGCCGATGCTATCCCATTAGATGTAAACGAGGTTATACACTTCAAGTATCCCTCTCCGTTAAACCAGTACCGGGGACTCGGTCCAGCCCAGGCGATAGGGGTCGAACTCGACAGTGAGGATAATTCCTCAAAGTGGATTAATCAGTTCTTTTATAACTCAGCCCGCCCGGATGGCGTCCTTCAATTCGATCACAATCTATCGGACGAACAATACGAAAGACTAAAAAAGCAATGGGCTGAAAAATACAAAGGCGTATCCAAGGCACATCAGATTGCATTACTTGAGGGTGGCGGCAAGTATGTTCAAATCCAAAACACAATAAAAGACATGGACTTCCCTACCCTTAAACTAAGGAACAGGGATTCTATTTTAGGTGTCTATGGCATGCCCCAATCGGTTATGGGAATATCGGAGAATGTCAACAAAGCTAACGCTGAGGCGGGAGATTACACCTTTGCCAGGTGGTTAGTCAAGCCTAGATTGGATTGGATGGTTGCCAAACTCCAGGAGCAACTAATCCCCAAGTTCAAGAACTCAAAGAATCTTATATTGGGTTATGAGGAAGTAGTCAAGGAGACCGTAGACCAGAAACGTGAACTGGCCGAGTCGGGTATGCGGGCGGGTTATTTAACAATTGATGAAGCTCGTGAGCTGAGGGGTTTAGACCCTATCGGTGGTGAATTAGGGGAATCGGTACTTTTGCCATTAAATCTCATACCGACCAAATCTAACGGCGATCCAGTTCGACCGCCAGAACCACCCCCGGAAATCCCCCCCGAGGAACCGGAAGAACCACCGGAGGACCCCGAAGAACGGTCAAAGTCATTAACTGACGACCATAAGCAAGCAATCTGGAATGCCTACGCCCAAAAGACTGAGCGACAAGAACAGATGTTTGCTAAGGTATTTGAAGGTATATTTGACGACCAGAAAAAGATGGTTATAGAAAGCCTTAACCAAACCGGCCAACTACCAAGCACATTAAATGATAAGACAGTTGCCGATAGATTGAAGCCTGCTATTGAGTTAGTTTACCAAGCGGGGTTTGAGGATGCTGTATGATTAAGCAGCTAGACGAATTTGCAGAGGAGTGGATATTAGCACGTTCACTTGAGGTTGCGGAGATTACCAGTGAAACAACCCTAATTGCTATCAAGGCTGAAATGGCTACTGGGTTAGAACAGGGTGAGTCAATGCGGCAGATAGCGCAGCGAATTGGTGGGTGGTTCGATAAGACAAAACAGTGGAAAGCCAAGATGGTAGCCAGGACTGAGGTTATAGCCGCTTCAAACGAGGGGGCTTTGCATAGGTATGAGTTGGAGGGGATACACAAATCTGAATTCTATCCTTCACCGGATGCGTGCACTGAATGTACGCCATTGGCGGGGGAATATGTTACATCGGAAAGCCACGGCATGATTCCAGTCCACCCAAATTGTCGTTGCACATGGCTGCCCGTAGTTTAAGCGGTTGCCGGAAACGGCATCGTGGGGTGAGTAGTATAGCAAGCTGTTACCGAAAGGTGAGAGGCGGATGGCTACCAACTGCAACATAGGAGGATAATATGAAATTTACAATCAAGCTGGGACCGATAACAATTGAATTCGATTTATTTGATTTAGACCCCAGCGATAGGGATATAAAACTAGGGATTAGAATATCCTGGTAGGGGGTAATATGAATACAGTCTATAAGATTATAGAGGACTGCGAAGTCAAGAAGGTTGGAGAACGCCAATATGAGTTTACGGCCTCGGCTGAAACTATGGATAGAGATGGCGAGGTAATTCAAGCTGCCGGCTGGGATTTAAAAAACTTCAAAAAGAACCCCGTTATAATGTATGCCCACGATTACAGATCGTTGCCGGTTGGTAAAGCTACTCGTGTCTGGATAGACCGTAAAAACAAAACCCTTAAGAACACGATTGAGTTTCCTCCCGAGGGGACTTATGAGTTCGCTGATACAGTTGAACGGCTAGTCGATACGGGTTATCTAAAAACTGAGTCGGTGGGGTTTATCCCTAAAGAGTGGGAAGAGGGCGATGGCGAAAAGGAAGCCCGCCGGACATTCACCAAACAAGAACTTCTGGAGATTTCAATAGTCCCGGTTCCATCCAACCCCGACGCATTAAGGAATGCCGTTAGCGATGGAGTTATTACCACTAAAGAATTCGAAGCCATAACTAAGCCCAAAGAAATGGAAATTATATATAGCGATAATGGCATTTCAGATGAAAGGACAAATATTATAACCCCCCCCCTAACCAAGCCTGAGGAGCCTGAGGAGTTTATCCGAATACCTGTCAGGGACTGCACGGTAACAGCCACTATAGATATATCCAAGAAAGAAGGCATTTCGGC